GGCGGCGTTCAGCGGCTGGCCCGCCTCGATCGCCATGCGCACGACGCTGTCGAACCGCTTGTCTCGCAGCGTCCGGGCGAAGTAGCGAACGTCCAGCGCCTCCAGCTCCCCACGGGCGCCGCGCACTGCCCGCGCCTGCCGGGAATGCAGGCCGATCAGCGCGCCGGTCTTCTGGTTGCCATCGGTGCGCCCGAGCAGCTCGCGCGTCACGCGACGGTAGGGCCGCGCTTGTTCGACTGCCTCAGTCAGCGTCTCCCGGATCAGTTTCTCGGTGTCGCCCGTGATCTTGGTGATCAGCGCCGCGCTGTGTCTACGCGTCCACGCCTCAGCGTTGGGGTGCCGCCCGTCGAAGCGAATGATCAGCGGCCCCTGCGAGCCTGTCGAGACGCGCTTTGGGAGGTTGGCCAATTGCCATACCCCCCCTTGGTAGAACGCCTCGGAAATGGCACGATCAAGCGGTGCGAAGAACTCGCTGCCCAGTTGGATGGCTGCGATCACCTGCTGCACGCCGCCGGCGATGTCGCCAGTCTCGATCGCGCGCTTGATCGCCTCATCGATGGCACGGGCCTGCGCGGTGCTGCGGATGTCCTGAATGGCGCGCTCGAAGGCGTCGCGCAGCTGAGGCGCGACCTTGTCAAGCTCTGCAAGGAAGGCAGCGCGCGTATCGGCCATCAGTCCTCGCCCTTTCGTGCCTGGCATTCCCAGTACAAGACCACGCCCCCTGGCTGGATCGCATCCACGTTCTCGATGCTGAAGGTCTTGCCCGCCACGGTCAAGCTGTCGCCATTGCGCGGGTCGGTCTCCGCATCGGGGGCGATCATCGCCTTGACGTCCCGATCGGTGATCTGGGTGCCTTCCCGGTCCCGCGCGCTGTACTGGTCGAGAACCACAGTACAGGCATAGTCGGTCGCGCCGCCCGGCGTAGGCGGATAGGTGGTCTCTTCGGCGCCAGTCACGCGGGTGATGGTGCCTACCAGCGGGGCCCCGCCGCCCGTCTCGGCCCCGGCCTCCGCGATCGCGGAGGCCACCTCCGCGGCGATATCCGCCCCGCTCATAGACCCGGGCTCCGGCCGATGCTCATCAGGAACGCCGGGGCCTTCCCGCGCTCGAGCATGTAGGGATAGAACATCGCCTCGATCGTGGTGCTGATCGGGGTGGCCGCCTCGGCCCCGCTCGCGTCACCACGCACGGTCCAATGGATACTCCCGACCTTGGTCAGCACCTTCTGCTGGTCGGCAGTGTAGGTCTTCGAGAAGAAGCCCGGGTTGGCCAGTTCCAGCTTCGCCGCCTCGTACGTGGCCTCGTCGACGACCTGCTCGGGCGCCGACGAGGTCAGCCGGTTGAGGTAGAACCGCGCGACGTAGTCCGACCCGCGCACCAGCGCCGCGGCGCTGTCGGCGTCATCCGCGACCGTTTCGCCCCGCGCCGCGGCGTAGGCGATCCATCCCTCAACCGTTGCCGTCATCAGCCGCGATCCGCCTTCACGGCGTCAGCGATGCCCGGCCAGAGCTGGTCGCGCTCGGCTGCCGAGAACTTGGCGACGCCTTCGTCGAGGAGGGCGTTGACGGCCTTCACGTCGGGGACGCCGACCGCGGTGAAGTGCTCAGCGTCAAGCACCTTGGCGGCCTCGGCCAGCAGTGCCTGGCGCTCCTGCGCGGACTCCTGCACAGCACCGGTGGCCGGGTTGGTCACAGCGACACGCTCGGTCAGCACGCGGCCCTTGTTCAGCAGGAAGCCGGGCACCTTCTCGCCCTCGAACTCAACGATGTCGCCGACCTTCTGGTCCTCGACGCCCTTCTTGGTGATCTCGAACTTGGTCTTCATGAGGAGACTCCTTTGCATGACCTCTGGCAATGAGCCGAGCGAACCCGGCCCATCACAGAGATCACGACGAGTGCGCGATACCGCAGTTGCCCTCGGCGTCGGTTTTGATCTCGAGGGCCTGCGCCGCCATGACGACGAAGTTGTAGTCGTCCTCGGGGTTGGCGCGGAACTGCTGGCGGGTGGCCATGGGCATGGCGTTCAGCACCTGCACGACGCGGCGGTCCTTGACGACGGCGAAGATGGTGTCGGCGGGCACGTCCGAGGCCGGGATGACCTCGCGGACGCCACCGTTCTCGAGCACGCGCTGCGCGACAGTCTTGTTCGGGTAGGCCGCCGAGAAGTCGGTCTGGGTGGCGTAGAACCAGTCATCCCAGTTGACGTAAAGGGTGGCCGGCACCCGGTAGTTGTCGCCGTGCAGCAGCTTCAGGGTCGCGTTCACGTCGCCCAGCCACTCGGCACCGGTGCAGGCCGAGAGGTCGTTGGTGGTCGAGCGGGTATTGCGGTTCGGGTGGTTGCCCAAACCGTACAGCTGGTCGCCGCCGACGACGATCTGGCTGTTGCCGTTGATCGCCATGCCCTCGAGCATCTTCGCCACCTTGAACATGGAGTTCCGGCGGGCGGCGCCGTCGAGCTGGAAGCCCTCTGACTGGGCCGCGGCCATCTGACGCCAGCCGAAGCTGAACGTGCTGTCCACGATCGGCAGCGGGGTGCCCTGGTACGTGATCTGCGGCTGGTCGGTGCGGGCCTTGGAGCGGCCATCCATCGAGACATGCGCCTCGCCGGAATCGCTGATCTGCTGGAAGTAGTGGACCAGCTTGCCGATCGGCATGGGCATGCCCACCGAGCCCGCGAGGTCACCGAAGACGGCCAGCACCTCGCGCTGAACCTCGATGCCCTCGCGGTCCCAGATGCCCCAGACGTCGCGCGGCAGCGCCGACGCGTTGCCAATGACACCGGCGGCGTTGCCCAGCATCTCTTCGAAGCTGGTATCCCGGCGGGCGGCGGCAGCGCGGTTGGCCGCGATCACGCGGCTCTGCTCATCCGTCGCAAGCGCCAGGCGGTCGGGGATATCCACGCCGCTCTCGGCGCCCATCGGGTGACGGGAATTGTAGACGAACATGTGTGCGTCCTCCTTATGCTGCGGCGATGTTGAACGAGTTCGCGATGCGAACGTCACTCAGCGCGCCGGCGGTGATTGCACCGGCCACGCCCTCGAAGAACGCAATGACGCGCTCCCCGGCGGCTGCGGCGGTCAGGTAGCCGGACGCACCGATGGTGAGCGGAGCACCCTTGGCGTAGGTCGCGGCTGCGAGGCGGGTCTGGTAGATCTCGCCGGGGCGCGGGCGGTAGGCCACGCCAGTGTCACCCGAGGCGTAGGCATCGCCGACGCCCTGGTCGTAGAAGCGGCGGTTGGAGAGAATCAGCAGATCCGCCTCGATGTCGGCCGCCGTGGCGACGGTGAGGGCCGTGGCGCTCTCGGTCACGAGAATGCCCGGCAGGTAGGCGCCGGCCACGGTCTTGTCGGAGACGGTCTCCGGCTCGTCCTTGATCGGGCCGCGGTAGATGACATTCGCCATGGATTAGGCCTCCTTCTGCTTGGCGGCGGCGTTCAGGCTGAAGCCATCCCACTCGTCCTTGTCGTCGTTGCCGCCGAACGCCCCGTTGAGCGCGGCGGCCTTGCCCGGCTTGGCCTTCGGAGCCAGCGCGCGCAGGGTGTTCAGCGGGGTCGCCTTGGCGGTCTCCTCGTCGAGGATGTTCGCCTTGACCACCTTCGCCTCGAGTTCGGCCTTCTCGGCGTCCTCCTTGGCCTTGTTGGCGGCGTCGAGCGACTCGACGTGGTCCTTCAGCGGCTTCACCGCCTCACCTACGGCGTTGGCGATAGTTTCGCCGATCTTCGACAGGCCTTCCTCGATGGCGTTCACCTTCGCGGAAAGCTGCTCAAGCTGCTTGTCGTCAGCCATGTCTGCTGCTCCTTGATTTGCAGAGGGTTCCCGCTCTGAGGCGCCCGGCAGGGCATCCATGATGGCGGATTTGATGCGCTCCCACGTGGAAGCGCGCTCGCGCCGCTCAAGCGCGCTGAGCAGGTGCATCCCGGCCCAGTCGAGTTCCTGGTCGGCCATGTCGATGGCCGAGTTGATGACCTCGAGCTCCTCCGGCTGCCCGGCGGAATTGACGAACATGCCGACGCCCTGATCGGGGGTGGCGGCGCCCTCCTCATCCAGCAGGATCGCGTCGTGGTCGAAGTCGATGTCCCGGGCGATGTGCTTGTAGTCGACGTCGCCGTTGGCGGCCTCGAGGTTGCACAGCAGTCCGGTCGAGGTGTGGATCGGCTCGCCCTTGTCGACCGCCTCCAGCACCGACTTGCCCCGCTCGGACTGGTTCGCAGTCTGCACGTCGATCACCTTGTCGAGCAGCACTCGCCCGCCCTCGCGGCGCGCGTTCTCGTTCCAAGCTCCGATCCAGCCGATGTTGATGCCCTCGGGGTCGCGCGCGCTGACGAACTTGCCGTTGATCAGCGGATGCCCGGCGGGGGCCGGCGTGCGGTTCAGGCTGGCGAAGCTCTTCTCGATCTCGTCGGCCGGGTAGAGGATGTTGTTCATGACCACGTCGTCGGGCAGCGTGGCGCTCGGCACGATGATCACGTCGCGCCCGTTGCGCTTCTCGCGGCGGGCAGCCTTCGTATTGGCCAACGCGCGGACGTTGACCCGGACTCGTTTCGTCATGGGGAAGCTCCTATTCCTCGCCGTCGTCGGGCGGGTCCAAGTCCGCCTCGTCGTCATCGGGCAGAGCGTCGGCGTCGCTCAGGGGCTCCTTGCCGACGGTCTCGCGGATTTCGTCAGAGGTGAACACGATCTCGCCCGCGCCCGTGCGGGAGGCGCGCTCGTTGATGCTGGCCATCTTGTCGGCCCGATCGATCTTCTCACCGATGCTGGCCTCGGTCAGGTCTGCCCACTGCAGGAACCAATCGCGCTCGGGCAGGATGCCGAAGCGCTCCAGCCGGTTTACGAATTCCATGATGGCCGGGATCACCCGGTCGGACCGGATGCCCATGCAGGTTTGCGCCCACTCGTCGGCGTCCTCGGTGCTGGCCCGCTCGCCGGTCTGCATGCCGGTGAGGATCTTCTTGGGCATCTCGATCGAGGCGGCGAAGTTCTCCAGCGCGCCCGCCCGAAAGTGCTCGGGAATGGGCAGGGTGATGGCCAGCGTGTCGGCCTTCATGCCCTGCAGCATCAAGCTCTGGTCGAAGCCCTTCTGCCAGTTCTCGGTCTGGGTGTTGAGCGCATCGGCGATCTCCGACACGTCCACGCCCATGGCCTGAGCCATCTGCGAGAGCTGGGCATCCTTCTCGATCGAGAAGACCGGGGCCGACTTGGCGTTCTTCCAGAAGCCCTCGCCCCCGGCGCCGGTGATTTTCTCCAGCGTGAGGAGGTCGTTGAACCCCGGCTCCAGCATCGAGCGGCCATGGACGGTGCCGTCCTCGGACCAGACGATGACGCGGTCGGGGTGGACCTCGAAGGCGCGGTTGCGGCCCTGCGCGTCGTTGCCGACCTCGGCCTCGTTGAACGAGAACATGGTCGGCTGGCCGTAGGTGTCGGAGGTCTCGTCCGTGTCCCAGGTGGAGACCTCGAGCTGCCCCTCCCACGCGGGGATGATCTCGACCAGCCCGTCGAGCCCGCCGCCGACGCGGTCGACCGGCTCGGCGAAACGCTTGTCGTCGGCCAGCCGGAGGATCACCCCGGCGTAGCCGCCCACCATGCTGCGGCGGTCAGCCTCGGCGAGGCGCTGCCAGACCCGGAGGTCGGCGAAGCGCTGCCGGATGTCCGACTCGACGGCGGTCTCCTTGTGCGCTTCCTCGCGCTCCATAAGGAACGGTTGGTCCTGCCAGACCTTGCGGGCGGTCTTCTTCACCGCGGCGCGGGCAAGGCCGTTTCGGCAGTACATCGCGAAGAGCAGGTCGAAGGTGACCTCGTTCGGCCAGCCGAAGTCCCGATAGTGGTTGTGCTTGGCCTCTTTGAAGTAGCCCGGGAACATGGTCGACATGCGCCGGCTGGCGGCATTGGCGAGCAGCGCCAGCGCGTTCACGATGGCAGAGCGGTCTTTCTGGTCTGTCATCGGTTGCCTTTCAGTTTCGCCCGGGCCGCGGAGCTCAGGAGCATCTGGACCGTCGGGGCCGATTGGATCGGCGCGAAGGCCATGACGAACGCGTCGGCCTTGTTCGGCGAGGCGACGTCACGCTTCGCCAGGTCCTTCTTGCTCTCGACCTTGGAGCGCCCGGCGTTGTCGACGTCCTTGCGGGGCGTGGCCAGCTCGTCGATCAGCTGGTCGAGGTTTTCGCACTCGCTGCTGATCGCGATCAGGTCGGCGGCGTCGTACTGGTGGCCCTTCTCGACCGCGGTGAAGGTATTGCGGAGGCGGCGGGCAATGTCCCACCAGGCCTGCGCCTTCACGTTGGCGTAGAAGTCCTTGTTGGTCGGTGCGTTCGGGTCGGTGTCGTTTGGGTCGACCCGCGCCTCGGGGTTCAGCACCCCGCCCCCGGCGTTGAAGCCGCGGTATGTGACCCGGACGGCGTGCTCCTCGTTCAGGGCGGCGAAATGCGCGCCCGCGAAGGCGCCGACGCCGATGCTGTCGAAGTCGATGTCCGCGCCGGTTTCCCGCGCCAGCCGGTGGACGCGCCCGGCGGACTTGAGCAGCTCATCCTCGGCCGCCTTCCACTCGTCGCACTGGAGCGCGAGGAAGCCATGGGCCATCACGGTGGCGCAGAGGTCGGCGCCGCTGTCCGCGATGTCGAAGCCCACGCGCTTGCAGCCGGCGGGCTCCAAGCCGAGCTTCTTGTGCGCGTCGATCGCGGCCATGAGCCACGACCGCTTGATGATCACCGCGTCGTCGTCTTGGCGCGGCTCGCCGTGGTAGATGTGCCGGTATTCTTCCTCGTCCTCAGCCCGCTTGCGCTCGATGACCTTGACGATGGTGTCGGAGAGGAAGGGGTTTTCGTCGTAGTTGATCAGCCGCTTGATGGTGGCGCCGACCACGCCCTTGATCTTGCCGCTGATGACCGCGCTCGGCGTCCCGGTGATGAACTTGCGGTAGACGAAGTCCGAGGCCAGCCGCGGGTTGAAGATGATCCAGAACTGGGAGCCCTCGCCCCGGAGGGTGGGCTCGAGGATTTCCCACTGCTCGGCGGTGAGGTTGTGCGCCTCCTCGATCCAGCAGATGTCTATGCTCTCCAGCGACTTGATTTCGTCGATGTGGCGCCAGAGGCCGTAGAACATGAACTCCGCGCCGGTCAGCTTGTGCCGGATGGAGTTCTCGGTGATGACGAACTGATCCCGAAGGCCGAAGCGGTCGATCTGGATCTTAAGCAGCGTGTAAACCGACTCCGCGATCTTGTTCTGGAACTGCCGGGCGCAGAGCACGCGGACACGGCATTGGGTGGCCAAGAAGACCGCGAACCCTGCCGCGTCCCATGACTTCGAGCTGGACCGGCCCCCGTAGAGGACGCGCTCGCGGGCTGGTGTAAGCCAGAACTCCCTCAGGGCCGGGTTCAGCGTCGGCGGGCTACTCTCCCTTGCCACCGTAGAAATCCGACAGGCTGCGGACCTCGTGCTGCACCGGCCCGCCGCCCAAGCCCCCTACCTCGCGGCGGTTGGTGTAGCTGCCGCCGGTCTCCTTCGCCGCCTGCTCAAGCAGCGAGGACGCCAGGACCATGTTGCCCTGCGCCTCCGCCTTGTCCGCCATCCGCTGGAGCGCTCGGAGACGCACCGCCCGGTGGCTGATGCCGATCGCGCTGGTGTCCTCCAGGAACGCCTTGCGGGTCTCGTGGAACAGGGCCCGCCACTTCTTCGCCAGCTTGGCCCCCGAGCGCTTCGTCGGGTCGTAGGCCTCCATGGACTGCGGCGAGACCACGAGCCCGAAATCCTTCTTGACCGCAGCGGCCACGGTGCTCGGGCTGTCGAAACAGGCGAGCGCCTGCACCACGTAGGTCTGCTGGTCTGGGGTCAGTCGTTCTCGTGCCATGGCGCTTCAAGAGCCCTTCCGGTTTAGGCGGCCCTCAGGCAGACCCCGCAAATGCTCGAGATCTCGGCCTCGCCGATCTCCGGCCCCGCCAGCGAAGCGTCGACCATCTCCTGCACTCCAGAGGTCGTCGCGCCGTAGCGGCGGACCACCCCGACGAACTCCTCGACGTCGTGCCCGCGCA